TTCCCTGTGGTGATCATACCATGTATGCTTCAAGTCCGCGGATGACCACACTTCTCCAGGAGAGATATCATCACGCTTCGCCAAGCCGAGAATCATGTTATCCCAACGACGCATCTCTCTTGCGCGCTCATTGAGCACTGGCGCGAATATTTCTAGAAGGCTGAGGAAATTATCTTGGGTCATCACCAGTCCGTTAATCCCTTCCGTGTTATAAGCGATACCACCCACACCAAGGAGGGGGCTATATACCGTAAGGGGAAGAGTAGGGGTATTCCCGAAATAGTCGGCGTCAATCACGCTGAAACAGTCCTGGAACATGTTACGAAATAGGGCCAACTGGTTCTGATTCCGCATGTCTATCATACAGAGAATCTGCGTCGCCATCAGGTCATCCATATTCCTCTTGAGTACATCGGGCTGCAGGCCAAGGCACACGTAGACGTCATAGTTGCGGAGGCGGCGCACATCGCTGACGCCCTCATGCTCTCCATCGCCGGCCCATAGGATAAGTCTGAGGTTGTACCTTTTGGGCGGGAGTTCTGCCGTGAGCTGGTAGGGATTTGTAAAGTCTAGTATATACGGCATCGGGTGGTGAGTTTGCCGTGGATGGACTTGGGTTCAAATTTTTGGGAGGGTCCACGGGAATGGGTAAGGGCTCTAAAGGGACTGTTCTGTATTGACCAATAGGATACCATGGTATCATTGTATCTAGATTGGCGGAACATTATTTAGACCATATCATACCCCAATCTATTTTTTCTTTCATGTTAAGCAACTTATTTTTTGTAAGATTTATATCATAAAAGTCATTTTCATTAGGCCTGAATGTATAGTGGTCGCTATTTTGTATATAGAACTGTGTAAACCCTATGGTAAACAAATAATCCAGGCACTTGAATGTAATATTATTGACTTCAGAAGCCCATTCAAAGCAGAGCATTTTAACCTTTTGTGTCAATGAAGATATACATTCATATTCGCCGCCCTCAACGTCTATTTTAATCAAATCAGGTAATCCGTACATTTTTATTAAGTTATCTATGGTAATCGTTTTACATATAGTTTGTGTATACGGTTGGTTATAAAATCGGGAGGTTTCACTTGTTAACCACTCCTTATTCATAGTGGACAAAGTATCATTTCCTGTTGCCATATAAAATGTTATATCCTCGCCGTTATTATTACAAACGGCATAGTTTAGTAAAACAGTCTTTCCACTATTAGAACTATTTACTAATCTTTCAAATGTTGTGGGCGATGCCTCTATAGAAACTATTTTATTAAATCGGTTTATATTTGCTTTAGTCCAGGAGCCATCATTCGCACCAATATCAAACGCCGTTATTATTGCCTGAGAACTTCTTGACCCGCGATATTTTATATATACTGCATCTCCCCAGCCGTGCTGTGTCATTTCCGTTCGGATGCGTTTAAATCCATACGCCTCCAGAAATGTGTCTATTTCCCCCACTAAGGCGCAACCCTTATATAGCTCGCGCTCATTGACTTCTAAATATAGCAAATCCGCGTGCGCGAGGCTTTCCACGCCTCCTTTCAAGGCGAGTAACTCTGCGCCTTGAATATCGATATTCCACATATTATATTTTTTGGCATCTAATCCATTGCGTTTGAAAAATGTGTCTATTGTGATAGTATTCATCTCAACTTTATCTACATAGTGAATATCGGGGTGTTCTGTTAAATGTGTCTCCAGTTCTAATATGCTTGAAGATGCGTCATTATTTGATACATTAAACACTACAACATCATCGTCTTTATCTGTTACTACAGCGTTATATATATGCGGTATACCCCATTTTTTTGCTAAAAATACATAGGTATCCATCGCATCTATCCATACAACATCGGTGGGCTCGAGGCCAAGTTTTTTATATATAGGCATCTCTTCGCATTTGTGCGCCCCAATATGAAATACGCCATTTAACGCTATCCCATGCTCTTCCATTATGCTTGCGAGCTCATCCTCAAGTATTAACATTCTATAGGGGTTTATATAAATATATTTACTTCTCTTACCGCGCGCGCAATATCATCTAAACTATCTCTTTTATATCTGTATAGGGATGACCACGAAACTCTTCGTATTGGATGGGAAGGGCTTTGTAGAGTTGATGGAGACGTTCGGGGATGACCTCACGGTGGTGAATGCGGCACGTGTCTCCTTCGCAAAGGAGTCGAAAGTGTTGGAGCCGCGCGATGAGAAACTCATACAGTATCTAGCGAAACACGACCATATTACCCCCTTTTTTCATCCGCAGGCGCGGCTTCGCTTGAAGATGCCTATCTATGTGGCGCGTGAATGGTTTCGCCACACCGTCGGATTTGCTCGGAATGAGGTGTCTCGGCGTTATGTGGATGATACGCCCGAGTGTTTCTTGCCTCCCACTCTTCGGGAGCGGGATACGAATAAGAAGCAGGGGTCGAAGGCAACACCTATTGAGGGAGAGGCTGCTGTTATTACTGAGATGGATGAATTTCAGAATAATGCCATTAAGTTTTACGAACACTTGCTGGCAAAAAATGTAGCTCCGGAAGTTGCGCGAGGTGTTCTTCCACAATCGATGTATACGGAATTCATTGAGACAGGGTCTCTATCGGCCTATGCGCGCCTTTGTAATCTACGACTCTCTCCATATGCGCAAGCAGAGATTCAGGCGTATGCGGAGGCTGTATGCGAGCTGCTTGAGACGAAATTCCCCGTGAGTTGGAGCGCTTTACAGCCGAAGAAAGAATCTGGAGAGTAAATATAGATGTCTAACACGGACTACAGCCAAACCACGTATGCGAGTCAAAAGGGGGCGCAGACACAGTTTGCGAACTATGTGTCAAAAACGGCCGATACGGCCGTGACGAATAATCTGGTAAGAATGGGTGGTGGCGCGGATGCCGGTGTGGGTCTAGGTACGACTCTTGGGGCTGCGGTGGCTGGTGCAACGAAAGTGGGACAGCCGCTCTCTGCGAACAAGGGTAGCACGAGTTATAGTGTGTCTAGATACATTCTTGCTGCGGCGGGTAGGGGGTGATTTCGGCTGCTTAAAAATTGAGTATTTTGTAGCCATTTTCATATTCTATACTGATGCTACACCAATATAGTGATGGTTCAATCCTCCGACTCATGTCGACAAGCGAATTAGTTGCTATTCCAATATGGAAGGGGCAACGAATTCTCGATCAAGAGCACGCAGCTGCCATTAAGGTCGCAGTAGGATCAAAAATAAATAGCCTTGATTCTGGCTATAGTATTGTGAAGTATAATGAAGAGACTGCCGATGGCAAAATGGTGTTGTCATCCTATCTTATTGATGGCCAGCATCGCGCCTCTGTAGTACGGGATTTCTATAGCTCTACCTTTTGCGAGCCTCACTTTAATGTGACAGTTCGAGAAAAGACCGTGGAATCAGAATCAGAGGCTATTCACTATTTCAATACCATTAACAATGTAAAGGCGCAGCAATGGAAAATGGATACGAATCTATTGATTAATAACTATATCAGTGCCCTAGAGAAAGCGTTCAATGTCCATAAAAAGTGCCCGCTCATTCGTACGGGTACCACGGTGCGCCCGTATCTTTCGTGCGCAGAGTTACGACTAGCCTTTCAAGCTCAAAAGGAGTTGCTCAAAACGACTGCGGATGATGTTGCTCAGTTCGTATTGCGAGTTGAAAAATATAACTCTTCCAAGGTGAATGAGTTCGAAGTGGAGACAGCATATGATGCCGTTAAAGATAAAAAGTTGAAGGAGCGCGCTGTTTTGGCGAGTTTTGCCCTCGCATATGATACAAAACTTAGATGGATACGAGACTGTCTACTAGACATATAGCCTCAAACATCCGCATCCGAATCAGGAAATGCCACTATTTTTCCATCTTTCAGACGCCCTATGTACTTGAACTTCAGATCATAGAGTTTCTGCTTCTTCGGCGCGAGATATAGCTTTCTCTCATCCACTTCTACTACGCGCACATAGACTTCGTGTGTATCCTCTACAGGGAGCTCTACAGGGTCTAGAGTCGCTACGGCCGCCACGGTGGCTACCGCCTCTTTTGCCTTGGGGGCTTTGCGCGGAGCCTTTTTCACAGGCGCCGCGGCAGCTACAGGAGCCGGTGGAGGAGCCACCGCAGGAGCCACCGCAGGAGCCACCACAGGGGCCACCACAGGAGCCGCTGCGGGTGCCACCACAGCAGCCGCAGTAGCAGCCACCACCTTCTTCGCCCTCGGCTTCCGAGTCCCAGGCATTGCCTGCGGCTCCACCACTTCCACACCCTCATAGGCAACAGCTGCGGCCTTACGTGCCCTCGCCATTGTCTCTTGACTAACTGTAGAGCCTGAACTAATCTTTAGACGGTACCACGCACCGTCATAGAGCCGACTCCAAAATGGAATCGGCTCTGTGACACGCCCATTCAAGTACGAAGGAAGCATCCCTTGAATCGTGGAGCCACTAATCTTCGCAACCTTCTCCATCGTCTTTTTCTCCCTCGTTTCACACGCTTCGCACAAATCCCCATTCCGCGTCATCTTTTCACACCGATACGGAATATGGAACACTCCACCCCCATTGTCGAACTCAAGAAGGCCGACCCCCTTCGTATCTCGCACAAGTCGTCCAAGACATTGCGCCACAGGCATAGTAACTGCCGCACAGTGGCTGCGCTGAATAAATTTTACACGTCGTCACGCCTGTGTCCCATACTATAAAAATGCGTGATATTGATATGTATCGTTACCCGTATGAGCCCCTCGATTATTTTACGCCGCACATCTTTGTAAGTAGCGGATTGGTCATACTCCTCACAAGCTCTGTGATCACTATCATTTATGGCCCTACAGATACTCTCATGACTACCTTCCTCATTGGTCTCGTATTGATGTTCGTAGGCTCGTTCTGCCATGTGCGTTACTTGGCGGAAAGGGATGCGCTTGAAACGGAATAACTTCAGGCCTGCCCTTCTGTCGGAGAAACTTCGACACCCCCTTTATTTTTATAGACGTAATACAGCCTCATGGCAAAGGCTATTATATCAAGTCCCAGCAATGGCCCGTAGTTCGTCATAAGAGCCACATCGCTATTCACAACAGAGTAGGCGAATGCAAAGACACTCGCAACCACGAGAACAGCTTTCTCGGGCATATTGTAAAAGTTCGCATTCTTATTTTTCCAGTTCGCATATAACTCAGGTATATAACATATGAAAAATAAAGCAGAGGCCGTGTTCATGAGATAATCATGGGCCATTTGATAAATCCGGAGGTTATCCAAGCCCGAATTAAGACGCCCCTGTTTCCTTATAATCCGCAAGAGCCCTCGCAGAAGGGTCAGTCACCCCCTTTGTCCACTTCGGCATCCAGAAATACGGAACATTCACGAGCATATGCTCCTTACCATATGCCTTCACAAAACAATCGCGATAGTATTGCTGCTCGGCGGTCTTCGCCGGCTCTAAACCGTCTACCCCATTTTTTCTCCAATCGGTCCCAAGCAAGGTCTCCGCCTTCTCCTGGGCAATCTCATACCATGACTTCTCCGTCCCACTCACGCCATCGGAAAATGCCTCCTTCCGTCGCCAAAGCACTTCGGTAGGCAAAAGACCACTCTCTTCAAAGGCCTTCCGCATGAGCCACTTTTCACATTTACCTCCCCTCACAGGCCGACGTAGCGCCGTAGGAATACTCATGGCCGTGGCGACAAACTGCTTATCCAGATATGGCGTGCGCGGCTCCAAGCCATGTGAAGAAATAGACCTATCCGAGCGCAATACATCGAACATATGAATATCCTTGAGAAGACGCCGTGATTCCTCCTCAAACGCGTGGTCGGAAGGGGCTCCGTAGAAATAGAGATACGAGCCCCAAACCTCATCGGCCCCATCTCCATTAAAGAGCACCTTACAATCACTCTGCTCCGCCACGGCCTTCGCCACGAGCCAGTTCCCTACAGAGGCGCGCACCGTTGTCGTATCATACGACTCGATTACGCGAATCACTTCGGGCACGGCAGCGAAGAACTCATCCGCGCTCAGCACAACCTCTGTGTGCTGTGAACCGATATGCTCCGCCACTTTTTTCGCATAAAAAAGGTCCGTACTACCCTTCATACCAATACTGAACGTGCGCAAGGGTGGCGCCCGAGCAGCGCGCAACTCTTTTGCGACCAAGGCAGCTATCAAACTACTATCCACTCCACCACTGAGCAGCGCGGCAACAGGTCGCTCCGTCATCATCCGCTTCTTCACAGCGGCCTCCAAGGCAGCAACGACCGCCACGCCGCTCATTTCGGGCACAGCCGTAAAAAGCGGACTCTTCAGAAATGGAATCGAATGATACGGCGCTGCGTCATACACCTCCGACGTACCCATCTCAATCCTTAGAAACTGTCCAGGAGGAAACGCCTCTATAGCCGCACAAATAGGGGTCAGGGCCTTCATCTCCGACGCAAAGGCCGTCTGGCCGTTTCTTGCGATACCAGAATACAGCGGCCGAACTCCATAGGGGTCGCGCGCCACAATAATCTGCTGTCGTCCCTCGTCCACAATAATAATGGAGAACACACCATCGAGCGCGCGAAAGAATCCCTCTAAAGGAATACCCCGCCTACAGAAAATCTCGTATAGCTCACCTATGACTTCGCAATCCGATCCCGACACAGTCTGAATACCGTATTCGGCAGCCAAGGTCCGCCAGTTATAAATCTCACCGTTACACACCCAAGACAAATCCTCCTTGCGCATGGGCTGCATTCCTGCTGCGTCCAGGCCGTTGATAGCAAGGCGTGTAAACCCGAGTGTCCCCACCCCCTTTATATGAAGCGTGCGCGCAGCCTCGGGTCCTCGCGCATGTAAGGCAGTCATACATGCCTCCTCACGCCGTTGCGGGGGACCCGTACAAAACCATATACCGCACATTCTTATAAAGAAAATGTCGTATACCTTTAGGATGGATTCGAGTGACAGAATACGTAAACTACAGGCGCAAGCCATATATTCCTTTTATCGTAATACAGTTCTCAGTAAACAGCCCGCGTGTAACTATTCCACATGTAACACTATTACAGGCTGCGTAGTGAACTACCCCTCCTATGAAGAACGGCAACAAGTCACCGCGGGCTCACAGGCATGTAACGGCTGCTCTAACACAGGCTGTGGTTGTAAGAGCTAAAATCTGCGAGCCGTTTACAGTGTATGTGTAGATTTGCTATTTTCCACACTTTGCCGCCCGTATCCTTTATCGTGGGATACCTGCGACCAAGCTCGTCTTTGTGCCACATATAGTCATACTGATCTGCGCGCACAAAACAAGCCGGATTCATATAACCAGCTCCCGTATTCATATAGTTGGGGTCACATCCTCCCAAATATTGGCCGTGAGCTGCGGCTTCAAATATAATACCTAGCTCTGCGAATCGTTTGTCTTCAATATAGTGACGATATTCTTCGGAGGAAAGGGGCATGCCTACGGGTGCCGTGGGCAGATAGGAGCATTCTTCGGGATTATCATCCCAGTATATTCCACCGCGCTCCATTTCGTGTACGGTAGATGGAGAAGCCGCCAAGTAAAATAAAAAGTTGCTTAGCGCATCGATAGAGCGACAATATAATACAGAGAAACATGCGTGGGGAGAGATATCTTTGGGGCCGATACTATGACACGTAGTAGATATTCCTGGACTTACTGTTCGCAGTAGGGGGACCACTTCCGAAATATTCTGGTATAACATATTGTCATTTTCCATGTGGAAACACTCTTCGACGGCAGCCCAGCGCATCCAATCTTCAAGCACAAAAAGGCGCTCTGTTGTCCACTGCCAAAATCCATTATCCCAGTTGATTCCTGGAAGCGCAGTAGTTTCGCGAAATCGCGTATGTTTCTCTCCGATAGGAATATCATCGATCGCCACCCATTCTTCACCATGCCCATATTCTTCTATAACCGATGAGATACATACAATTCTCGTGCCCGGGTTCCATGCGCGTGCCTGCCGAACAGCCTCGCGCAAATATGGGGGCGGCTTCTTCCAAATATGTATAAACACAATTGGTATTTCTGTGCTGGAAGACATATTTATCAGATAAAAAGAATAAACGCTTGCGCGCTCTACGCGGCAATGTGGCTGTAGAGCAGCGTTTCCCAGAACTGTCTCAATAAAAGCGGATGAAACGGGGGCAACTCTTGTGGAATCTCTAGGTCGGATATATCATCCATATCCTCTATGGGGAGTAAGTGAAGAGATGGATATGTGCGCATAAGTAGGCGTGTGTGCTGATTATTGTGAACAATGGCCCACGCCCCATTTGTCAACGCATCCCAGTGCCGATGTGTATCTACACCATTCCCTGGAGGGCATATCATGGAACGCGCCGACTCCACCGTTTCTAAATATGCCCGCTTCTGTAGTTTTCCAACCACTTGTAGGCGTAAATCCGTTTTCTTTATGGCCTCAGCCTGCTCTTTCCAAACTGTGCGTATAGGATGTGTAATACTCACATACGGCATGAAAATCTCTATGTCACGCTCTACGCTCCGTGAAACTGTCACGGTGGGCTCGTATTCTGCGTTTCCACCGCGCCACATACGATTTTCCTCGCAAATCGGCACACACCGAATACGCGGATGCCATATAGTCGCATTCTGTGCCCAACACCACACATTCGGATGTGCCTCTAAAAATGGTATGAGACCTTCGTAGTCGACTCCGTAATCTGAGTTATGAAACACAATGAGTCGCAGATTCGGCCACGTGGCCTTGAATACATGTCGCGCTATAGTATTTTCTCTAGTAGGATAGATAAATAGACTTTTTGCCAGTAGAGCCTCTTTCGGCCACGGCTCTTCTATAAATATTTGTCGATCGACGGGTGTAACATAATCTATTATTTTATGTAACTCCTCCTTTTTAGCACGGTCCAAAACCGTATATTCACAAAGGCCCTGTAGGAACTCTCCTGTCACGGGTAAGAGGGGTTTAGAAGGAATTCCCAGACCACTTATGTTATAAGCATTCTCCGCCCTATAAAGAATATCCTTTGAATCAATCTTCTCGAGAGTATTATACGTAGGCTCGGGAATCCAGCGCTCTTTTGCCGAGCCCATATAAGCGGCTAACCATGAAAATGTGGAGTTTGTCACCATAATACGATTCGCGGAGCGAAGCAGGGCGAAATCTTCCAACTCTGTTCCGTGATGAATAATAGGATGAAACTCCTCGAATAACTTCAAATAGTTTTCTTCCACATCCCACTTAGGTTTTGCACATACGATAATAAGGCGTTGACTACTAGTGTTGAGAGCTTTACGTAGTATAGCGATTTGCGGGACAGGGTCAATTACCATGTTGTTGATCACGAAATCACCCAAGCGTACATGTAAAACAATATCATCTGTCCCAGGCTTTATAGGTGGCTCCGCTGTAATAAAATCGCGCATACGAGTCCCGTGTATTGATATTTTCATATAACATGTTTTGAACCATTCCAAGATACTACTGCGCCACAGTATGAGTGGTTCGCCATTTTGAAAGTATCCGTTCATATATATATGTGAGCGCGTCATTTCTTCCAATCGTGTATGTATGGATTCTTCCTCTATAAAAGTGTGTATAATGTTCCATATCTTTTCTGTCATCGAAAGTATGTTATCGTCCTGGTATTTTTTCATATACTCCGTATCATCATTACCACCGATTGTTTCTATCTCACTACATCCAAATGCCGTTTGAAGAATATGTGCGACGGCCAATTGTATACCTGTATTACCGGGCATATAATGTGTCGAAACAAAGATTTTTCTATCCATACTAGCTCTATTGAACGCCACGGAACGGAATTTATACGCCTAAACGCACCCTCCTGTATAGATTAGAAATGCCTGAAAAGTCGAAGGCGGACCGCGTGAAAGAGACTATACGACTCTTGAAAGAACTAGAGCGTATTGGATATTCTGATGCCGTGTTAGGCTATAGCGAAATAAAGGGTGTGCTCACACAATGGGTAAATGACGGCGAAAAAGTCTATATAGAGATAGCCATTCCGAAATTCAATCGGCTGGCGAAAATATCATTGCCGAAGATGGATGATAAGGCTGCCTCGATTCTTTTGAAAGTGGTGGAATAGTATTCGAGGACGCAGCTCGCCACCTATGGCGCAGTCTCTTCACTCTCTTCAGAATGGCCTCTACTCGTGCCGGTCTCCGGAACGAAGGAGCTCTTTACGAGGCAGTTGCTAGAGGAAATAAGGACACCTACTTTTTCGGCGACGATATGGAAAAGACAATCAACCCTTTTGAGAATCGGTATGACCGTATTCCACCGCACCTACAAGAGCTTCGGCGTATTCCCCCTCTGAATGGGGCTGAGTTCGGTCGTAGTTGCGAGTTCGAGTTTGAAGTCGCAGGAGATGTCTTTGTACGCCCCACTATTCTTGTGGACCTCCCTACATGGCTTCCCCCCAACGAAGCTGAAAAAAACTTGATTCCCACGAACTTGATAGCGGATTCTCTTACGGGAGAAACCTACGGATATACTAATGGTATCGGGTATTTCATGTTTAATAAAATCCAGATTTTCCAAGATAAACTATTACTACAGGAAATCACAGGCGATGCCCTATTTGCGACTCGCGCCGCCCGTGGAAGCCTCAGCTCCGCCTATCTGGAGAATCGGCTCACAGGATGGCACGATGGCTCGGCAGATTCTATCGCGCGGGCAGCCACGCCCTCGCGTATTCGTTTAGAGCTCCCGTTTATAGGGGGTAGAAATGGATTCCCGAGTATTGCCATGCGCAAACAACCCTTTAAGTTGCGCTTGGAGATTCGCCCTTTAGAGGAGTTGATAGAAACGTCGAATGCGGCTGCTACAGAAGCCCCGAAGCCGTGGTTGCGCAAGTTTCTATTAAACGGCGGGGGCTCCGCAATAACTCCCCTTTCCCGGACAAACATACCTTCTCCCACTCTACAACTGGAAACGCGGCATGTGTATACGGACGGAGAGACCCAACTGGCGCTACGCTCCGAGACTCTGGAGATTCCCTTTTCCCGATTATACGAAAACAAGTTCTCTTATGGACCGAAAGATTATGCGCCCCTTGTTCGCGGTGTGCCGGCTCTTGTAACAGACCGCATCGACGCCCAACACCCGGCATCTCGTATTCTCTGGTTTTTCCGGACACAGAATGATTTGCGCACGAATCGGCGTTGGAGGTTTTCTCCAAATATCCCTGAAGGCGAGTTCTATAACAATGCCTCGCTGATTATTGCCGCTCGCGATCGTGAGAGTCTATTTACTCCCAGTATATGGAATGTGCTCACGCATTTTGCGAAAGAAGATAGAGACCCTGGCGCGGGCATCGGTGAAATGAACTGGGATTTGGGGGATATTCGTGGTCGTCGAGCTCCGTGGGATAGACAACCTGAGGGGACTGTGAACTTTACAACGGCAGATCGTCCGACGCTGTATACTTCGCTAACTCTGGTGGAAGATGATACTATTCTCAAGAAACCGTCTACAGAGCTCACGGTAATCGTGGATTCGTGGGCCTTATATCAAATAGAAAAAGATAGGGGTTTTCTAAAATATGGTAATTGAAGGCAAGTGCCGAAGTTAAGCATACTTGCCTACAGGACGCTAGGCGTTTTCATAGTGTACGACTGCCTTACAGTTATCACTGTACCCCGAGCGCTGTTTACCAATACGCAGATTCGTAGCATACCAATCTGCGCCAGGCTGTAGCTTTTTCCACGCCTGGTCGTTAATGTAGAGCCAATGTTTATGCGTAGACTCTAGCAGCGGCAAGGCCCATTCATAGACCTCTATAAGGCGGTCATACATCCGAGAATGTACAATATAGGCTGAAGGTGCCTGCCCCTCCAGGACTTTCATGAGCGACGTAGAGTGTGGCTTGGATTGAATAATGGCATAGCCGAGCATGATTACATCGTAGCCATCTGCCACTTCCTTTTCTACTTCGGCCATAGTTTTCCAGAAAGTATCTTTATCAACGAGGAACATGAAATCGTCTTCAAATATCAATACGGAGGCGTATCCACGAGCCTTCGCTTCTTTGAGAACGGTGAGATGTGATTTGGTACAGCCGATATAGCCTGGATCAGTGCGGAACGCGGGAAAGCGCTCTACAGTGAGTCCAATCTTTTCAATCCCTTCCTCAAAATCTTTACGGCGATCTTCACGATAGTCGAGGTTCATATAAAAGGCGCCTCCGACATTCAAGGGCAACATTCTATGTATGTAGAGAATACACCTTTATACCTCAACGCGCCTAAAACCAATCACTCTAGAATAACAGATGAGCGGTAGCGCTGGCCTAAGATTTACAGATGCCCAATACCAGCTCGCCGCGAAAGCATATCTTGCGGCTGGCGGATCGGCTGTGCCGAGTTGGTGGGGGACTATCATGGAACAACTACAGGGTTCAAGAACGGGCTCTGCGCCTCCTCCCCCTACGACGCAAACCGTACAAACACAACAGGCAACCACTGTCGCAGCGGCAGCGCAGCAGAGATGGCTCGCTGGTCTCAGAACTAGTAGGCCCAGTGGCCCCACAGGCTCTGCGATTTCCTCGTGGGTGATGGCCACAGATGCCGATGGGAATAATGTATATATTCAGTACGTCAATGGCCAAGCCACTGGCAAGACATCGTTTACTGACCCCGGCTCCACTTCTGCGCCACCTGCCTCTTCTACGCCTACGGTGGGCGATGTTAGCGCATATTTATCAAAACTCATTACGGCCGCAAGAGGCTCGAGTGGCTCACTGAGTGAGGCTCAACTTGCCGCGCTGGCCGCTGGAACTGCAGATAGGACTTGGCTAGCAGGCCTCAGCAGATACCGCCTTCAACAAAGTGGTAGTGGCTCAGGGGCTTTCTATACCCTGGGTGGCAGTCGTTTCGGTGGGAGTGACACTATAAGTTTTGGATCCGTTATGCCGCGTGGTACAAGCACGGGCTCAAGCGTAAGCGAGGCAGCTGGCTCAGATGTGCGCTCTATAGGGTATTTCGGTGGAGACAGGTCGGCAAATACGGCGATTACATCGGATGAAGCGCGAGGTATTCGACGCTCAGAAGGGGAGGCCGACTCTACGCCAGTGTACTCTACACCTATTTCCGCAGAGCCCAAGGCTATGGGGCCAATCACGACCCTACTCGACCTCACGAATCGTGACCTCCAAGAAAACGATATTTTCCCTATACGCAGTGAAATCACGTGGTTTACGCGCGACCAGGATCGCAGAGTTCTCTCATTTACACCCGTTGTACAAGAAACGGCCCTACGTGGTCCCGCGGCCTTTGGCCAGCGTTTTTCATTCGACCTTGGCTCTATACAAGTAGGCGACCTCCTACTGGGCACTGCCTTACAGATTAGCCTTGACCACTGGCTCGACGCACAAACACAGAATATGTATGCGGCTGGGAAACTCTCGTATCAAGACCGCGCTACTGCCTGGGAATACGCGAACTCTCTCGGCACATCTATTATTCAACTCGCAGAACTAGAAGTCGACGGTAAAACGCTGGAAACCATCGACGGCGATTTCATACAGACTTTCAGCACCCTTTTTCCTGATTACAATACACAGGTAGGTATCGCATATGACCATCTGGGCCAAATATCTACTCCATTACTTATTGATGTAACAAGGCGCCCCACTCTATTTCCGATAGAAAATGGAAATCTGAACTGTATTCTTCCCTTCTTTTTCATGCGATCTCGCCTGAACGAGGCCCTTCCTATGATTGCGATTCGCGAAGGATATGTGAAGATTCATATTACGCTGAGACCGTTTGACCAATGTGTACGACAAATGCGTGGATACAGGGAAGATTGTACATCCGTGCCGAAACCTATTTCTACGCCATTTACATTCAGCAGTTGCGCTTGGAAATATGACTCCGCTGTTTACACTGGATCGTGGGATATTCCCCCGCAATACAGTTTCACCATTGATATTGACGGGACGCAATACAACTGGAGTTATAGTTCCTCTACAAGGCGTGGGACATGGGCTATTCAGCCGCCATCTTCATTTACACTCAGCTCACAGTATATATGGAACCCTGCGGTAGGCGCAGGTTGGTCGCCCGCCGAGCCTATTTTCAATATCGCCTACAGAGACCCCGTCGTGCCTGGACGATTTTATTATTGGGACCCAGCCCCGATGGCATGGCGCTCTGGAGGATTAAACGCCGGCGCACCGTCATTTGCCTTCACCTACGGCGACAATGTGTGGCGCTCAAAGGTGGGAGATTGGAGTGTGGCCGCCCCTACATTCAAATCTACACAGCTTCTCACCTACGGAGCCATTGTGGATGGAAGTTTCCGCACGAAAATGTTGCGCGAGCCATTTGAGATTCTTCACAGGCAGGTACAGACATTCAGTTTCGACGAGCCTTTGAAATATAGTGTGAACAAACAAACGGACCTGATTCGTGTACAACTCCCTTTAGAGGCAAATCACCCTATTGAGGAGATCATTTGGTTCGTGCGTCGTAAAGGTACGAGTATAAATAATGAGTGGACAAACTACTCCAGCGCTCTTGAGCGGGAATGGAACGCGAGTGCAAAGTTGCCTATGCTTAAAAATGCCATTATACAAGTTAATGGCACGACTCTATGTGACGCCGAAGAGCAGTTTTATCGCGATAATATTGCCTCTGCGCATCGTGGTGGCTACGCAGCGTATTCGCGTTTCATCTATGGATACAGCTTTGCGAAATTCCCTGGAGAGCATCAGCCGAGTGGGTCTATCAATGCGAGTCGTCTGAATGCCTTCCGACTTGTATTGGATGTATTGCCACCCGGCGGAGCGAGCGATACCCAATGGGAAGTCAAAGTATTCTGTATTGGAATGAACTGGCTGCGTTTCGACAACGGCCTCGCAAATCCTATGTTCGAAGATTAATATCCACCCTATTCAGAAATGTCCTTTCGTTCTTACATCGCAAATGTTGCGAAGGCTGTTAGCTCTCAAGAGGGGTTTTCTGGCACGGCCGAGGAAGAAGAGATATTCTACGGCTATTCCATGACCGCCGTGCTCATATATATAATCATTACGATAGCATTTGGCGTAGGGGCTTCGGTCCTTTCTTACAGATACAATGTAGCTGCGGGGACAGGAACGACTCTTACAGTAGTATATGCGGGTCTAGCCTTCTTCTTCAGCTATCTCTATTACCCCTTCTACGCGCTTGTTCTCACAGGCGACAAGGGCAAGAAAAACGTAGGCCGCCGCTAGTTCACCAGGCGCATATAGGTCTGTACTTCATTGATATATTTCGGATCAGGCGAACATGTGCCCGCCTCTAAAGAGCGCCATATGAAGGCACAGGCCTCCTTACATTTCGCCCGATCTCCATGTCTATAGCTACTCCGCACAAAGTTCTTAACAGGTGGCTCACAAGCCTCGTAGATGAATACATAGTTTGTAATCATCTGCTGATAATCACCGTAGTAGTGCTCGAATATATCCTTGTTATCGAAATATACGGGGCTGAATAGCTGCTCATCTGCGTGGCCGTATCCCTTCTCCAAATACTCCAAGAACTTGTTTTCAATGAGGTCACACGCCTTGAACATATATTCGGCATTCCCTGTGAAGAATCCACTACACATACTACAGCGCCCCCATTTATAGTACTCTGCGGTGTTTTGAATAAGTGATTCAGGAATATAATCAATATAGCATGTGGAGAACTTGTCGCGTTTTACTGCAAGCGCCTCGTCAAGCCGCTGAACATTTTTGTAGCCCATGCGCTCAATACAAATATTAATCCAGGCGAAATGCGTTGAACCGAACTCATTGCGTTGAATCGTCTCTTTCAACATCATATAGCGCGCCATACAGAATAAATAGTAACTCGCCGTATTGCGATTGTCGAAGTTATACGGATGTTCTTTGCGATTCTTCCAAATACGCTGGCGATAGTCTGCGAATGTCTCCACCAAGTCCACGCCATTCTTATGGAATCGGAGTTCGTCAAAGCTGCGCTCCACGAATCGCGTCTTCTCCAACAAATGTTTCGGACGCATGGCGCGCAACTTCTCCACGTTCTCAGACTCGCAGTAGACCACCATATTATACGGCAGGCACATCGTAGATATGGCATGCGTGAGATAATGGTCCGCACCACGCTTATTGATTTCCACACTCGCATCGGGGCATTTCGTCAAATCGAAATACGCCGTTACGAGTGTCCATTCACTATTGTCCCGCTTTGGAAACGTGGTAGCAGGGTCAAAAGAAATAATCCCCGTGCCTGACCAATGACCCAAATCTGTGAGATCATAGCGCTCCTCCGCAGGAATCTTGTACCAGAAATTGTCGCGCATTTCCTTGAAAAACCAGATATCGTCGCATATGGCGAAGCCCTTATAGCCAACACTTTTGAGCCACTCGTACATCTCGATTTCCATAGAGCCGTTGTGAGGGTCCACGTCCATAAAAATAAAGGGGGCTTCTAGAATCTTATCCAGCCATTTCGCCCGTCCCTCCGATTCAAAGAGATTATCCATGGAAAATACGATATTTTCCCGGGAGCGAATCGCCTGATTGGTGACCTTATCCATGATATCAAAACTGTAGACCGTGTTCGTGGGATTATAAGACAAGGCGAGGGCCGATTTGCCTTGATGTGTTCCAATATCAATAATCGTAGCTCCCTCGAACTGCGAGGCTAAGTATGCGAGAACTTTATAGTGCTCTTTACCCATAGGGCCGTGAAACTCGGGGCAGCCGTCCAGAATACCCGCGAAACGCGAGAAGTCGGTATGGCTGTTCTTACTCAACTCGTAGTGCATTCTTATACGATATAGACGATGCGTTTAGACCCCGTTTTCCTCGTCATTCGTGTCCAAGGTCCTGGGCTGTTTTCGTGTTTTACGCGCAAAAATCTTATTGAATTTGTTCGTAGAATAGCCGTATTGGAATAACATGCTTTGTCCAGGAATCTTCACTTTCGTATGGAGCTCAGGGTCAGAAATACCGTGCCAGTGTCTCGGATAGAAATATTTCATTGGATACACGTGGACATCCGGAAACTCTTGGCGCGTGGCATTATAGAGTTTCGTCGTATAATGGGGGCCCAGAGCGCGCCATGCCTCCAACTTCACTTCTTTCAAGTTTTCTGTAACACTTTGTCCAACTCCATCCAAGAGCCGTTTGATAAAGGGATGTCCCTTTTTAGCCCCTATGAGGCCATTGGCCACCATACGCCTCGTCTTTTGTATATACGGGTCAATCCGACCCAGTTTCCGTGTAAATGCCGCAGACAGATTCTCCCAGCCGAAAAACACGGAGGCACGATTATCATCCAAGAAGTCGGCGAATTTCTGTGACTTCATAATGACGGAATCAGCATCAATGTAGATGCCGCCGTATTTATACAGGGCAAGTAGGCGAATAATATCGGCTTTCCCTGCGAGTTGGTCGCGAAAGGCATTATAGGCCTTGCGCAGACCTTCAAACGAGTCTATTCCGAGCCCCTTCATATTCTTTTCGCCCCACATCATATATTTATAACCGTGCTTCGCGGCGAAATCTTTCACGCTTTTCATCCAGGAATCGGGACGTGGATTCGAGCCCAGCCATATTTGATGTATTATTTTCGGGATTCCGCCTCCGCGTTGAGGCTCCATCTTATTTGGAGCTTAGAAATGAAATTGAAGTCGCTGCCGCTTATAGCAGTGTGTATGAGCTCTGTTACTTCCTGTGTTCAGACAGTCGTCGTAGAGTTCCCTTTCTCTACCGCGCGATTCCATACGATGGAGCTACGCCCTGTTCTTCCCCCCTATATGAAACGAGCGGCTGAGCACCGCGTAATACACCATTCCCACTTCGGCAAAGATACATATTGGTATCCGTGTGGTCGTGTAATTCTAAGAAACTTCGATGGGACGCTGAAAACATGGTATCCGAAACCGACGCTCGAGTTTGCTATAAAGTGCCCGAGCCCCTATAGGTGTTCCTTCCAGTTTCACAAAGGCGGCATAGTAACCGCGGTGTATTATGACGAGCCCTTCTATTGGTCGGGGCCACTGGAAGCCAGGCC